TCGGAATCATCCCCCACCACCCCGAACGGGGGCGGGGAGCCGCAGCTGTCGCAGCACAGGGCGCAAGCCCACTCGCACGCGTCGCGCGTCAGCCAGTCGGGAAATTGCCTGATCAGGTCCAAACCGGTGAAACGCCCCTCACGGCGGCAGACGCAACACAGGACTCGAAGCTGTGACCCTCGATCCGGCACCTCGATCAGGGGAAAGTGGTGCAGGCCGATGGGGAAATGATCGTCAGGCGTCGACCCGATGCCGCGCCAGAAGGGGGTGTCTTCTTCCTGAGACATGGCTCAATGCGCCGTCGCGCCCCGCGTCGTGCAGGCCGAGCGGAGCCGGGCCAAAGCCCCTGGGGCTTTCGTCTCGATCTCGCGCAGGATGCACCCGGCGCCGGCTCGGCCGTCCGCCGTGGTCAGATCCAGACCGGTCAGTTGCAGCATCAGGGCGGCGAGTTCCTTGTCTCGGTCGCTCATTGCGGTCGCCCCACAAGCCGCATGCCCGCGACCAGCCCGGCGATCAGATCGACCGTGGGAGCCGGGATGTCCGCGCGCTCGCGCTGTTCAAGCTCGCGGTCCAACCGCTCCAGATCGCGGGCGAAGGCCTCGTCTGGGCCAAGGGGTTTCGTTTCCATTTTCGTCCTCCTCAAGCACCGACCGAGGCGGACTCCTATGGTGCTGATTACGGCAAAGCCAAACGATTTGTTCCGTTTTTGTTCGCTCTCTGTGGAGCTTTCGGGGACAACGCTCACCGGCTCGTGGGAGCGTATTTTGCCCTCAGTCCCATTCGATTTCGACGATAAGACCTAAGGCCTCTGCGGCCGCCAACATCTGCGCCGCCGTGGCACGCGCTCGATAGAAGGCCTGACCCGTACCTGCCAGGGCATCAAGTTGCCGAAAGGTGAGACGCTGCCGGTTCACCGCTGCAGCAATGGCGTCATAGAGAGGATCACCAATGCCTTGCCTGCGGTGCCTTCGCCCCAGTCCCAACTGCCGGGCGCGCGTGCGGACCTTCGCGTAGGGGATGTGGGGGAACGCACGCTTGATTTCGACTCCCGAGGCTCCTGCGTTCCACAGTCTGGCGAGGTTCTTGAGCTCAGCAGCGGTCCAACGGTGGCGCTCGACGGTCAGCCCTAATCCGCGGGCCCGATTCCTAAGCGCGTAGTATGTGCGCCCAGGCAAGCACCCAAGTGCTTGATTATAATTGGGATAGAGGCGGGTTAGAATTGCGTCCTCTTCTCCGGTCCAAGCGGTCACGGGGCGCGAGCGACTATCCGCCCTCCTAAAATCTTCACAGCCTCGACGGTCAACCGATTGCTTCTTGCGGCTCGTCGGATACGGAACCGGCTTCCATGGCCAAGGTCCCGGTCGAGATCCGCTAAGGTGATGGAGAGATCGAACGCGCGCTGCCGGATTGCGTCGACCAATGGATCGCAAGCAGGGAGCGGCCGCTTGCGCGGCCGCCGCAGTCGTTTGGAGTTAGCTTTTCCCCATACCTGTCGACGCGTCTTCGCGACTGTCGCAGCGATATCGACGACCAGCGTTTCCGACGGATAGTCACGTCTCACGATTTGTTCTTCGCGATGTAGCCACACGCGCAGCGGCCGGGCGAGGCCGAGGCGCTGTGCCTTTCCCTTAATTGCCGCCCATGTTCGTAGCGGGATTAAATCTTGGCACTTCACCTGATCAGGGTAGTGCTGTCGGAGGGCGGCGACCTCCTCGTCAGTCCAAAGTTTTTGGCCCGCCCTCGTAAATCCTGTGCGCGCATGAAATGCCCGTGTCGACGCTGCGGCGTTCATAGCCGCGCGCTGATTACGCGAAAGGATCAAGGCTGCATCCAGAACCGAGCGATTAAATGCAGGGAAAGCGCTTTAGGGTCGGCTTTAGGGTCGATTGGCCGAGAAGCCAAATACGCTTTGTTATCGTTGAAGAAAACGCACTGCCCTGGTGGAGCCGAGGGGAGTCGAACCCCTGACCTCGTCATTGCGAACGACGCGCTCTACCAACTGAGCTACGGCCCCGACCGACAGGCAGGGGCGGGACATAGAAGCGTCCAGGGGGGCGTGTCAACGGGCCGCGCACGAATCCTTGGCGATCCGCGGCCGGGCCGCTAGAAGCGGCGTGAACGAAGCAGGAGTTTCTCATGGGTTTCGCCCTTGTCTGGCTGGTGAACGCCGTCGTCACCCTGATGATCTGGTGCATCATCGCCTCGGCGATCCTGAGCTGGCTGTTCGCCTTCGACGTGATCAATCCGCGCAACCGCTTCGTGGGCCAGATCGCCTATGTGCTGGACACGGTGACGCGGCCGATCCTGGGTCCGATCCAGCGCGTGGTGCCGCCGCTGGGCGGGATCGACATCACCCCGATCATCGCCCTTCTGGCGCTGCAGTTCCTGAGCGTGCTGTTCAACCGGTCGGTCGCGCCCATGCTGATCATGTCGCTGGGCTGAGGCGAGCGAGCCTTCGTTGAAGCAAAGCCACGGCGGCGCGGGATTCGGCGTTCGGCGCCCATTTCCGCCCTTGCGCGGCGCGAGCGGGCTCCTAAGGTGCCGACGATGGGTCCCTGGCGGACCGCCTTTTACGCGTAATTCATGACCACGATCAGGACAGTCGCCGTCATCGGCGCCGGGCAAATGGGTTCGGGCATCGCTCAGGTGGTGGCCGCCGGCGGCTATGAGGTGAAGCTGTACGACATTGCGCCGGACCGGGTGACCCTGGCCCTGGGCGAGATCGCGGCCAGCCTGGCGCGGCGCGCGGCGCGCGGCCTGTCGACCGAGGCGGAGGCCCAGGTGGCGCTTCAGCGCGTCACCGCCGTGAAAACTTTGGCGGAGGCGGCCGGGGCCGATCTGGTGATCGAGGCCGCGTCCGAGGACGAAGCGGTCAAGAAGGGCGTTTTCACCGAACTGACGCCGCTGCTGGGGCCGGATGTTCTGCTGGCGTCCAACACCTCCTCGATCTCCATCACCCGCCTGGCTTCGGTCACGGATCGGCCCGAGCGCTTCATCGGCCTGCACTTCATGAAGCCGGCGCCGACGATGAAGCTGGTCGAACTGGTGCGCGGGATCGCCACCTCGGCCTCGACCTTCGAGACGGCGGTCGCCTTCGCCGAGAGCCTGGGCAAGATCATCACGGAGTCCGAGGACTTCCCCGCCTTCATCGTCAATCGCATCCTGGTGCCGATGATGAACGAGGCGGTCTATGTCCTGTACGAAGGCGTCGGCGACGTGGTCTCGATCGACAAGGCGCTGAAGCTGGGCGCCAACCATCCGATGGGACCGCTGGAGCTGGCGGACTTCATGGGGCTGGACGTGGCCCTGGCCATCATGAACGTGCTGTATGAAGGCTTGGCCGACAGCAAGTACCGGCCCTGTCCGCTGCTGGTGAAATATGTCGAGGCCGGCTGGCTGGGCAAGAAGAGCGGGCGCGGCTTCTATGACTATTCCGGCGAGACGCCGGTTCCGACCCGCTGATGGCCGTCGCCTTTCCCTCTCTTCCGGGCCTGAAGCGCGTGGCGCCGCGGCGCGGCGCGGGCGCCCTGGTTCCGGCC